TTCCAAATAAACAATTCAACTTTTGAACCGATTTGTCCAACTTCGTCAATTACGATTTTATAAGGTGAACGTACAAATATTTTTTTCATTATTCTAATTCTTTTATTAAAAATTTATTTAAGTCTTGTCCGTATGCTTCAAGAATTTCATCTGGTAATTTTTTGAACGCTTCGTCAAATGGTTTACTAAAAAATTCAGTTGTCCGTAAACCTCGATTGTAAATCGCTGACGAAATCATTGACACCATTTGTTTACGATTTACAAATTGACCTTTTTCATTTCTTGTATTTGTCAATCCTTTTCGAATCACCCACTTGTCAATCGATGCACGAAGTCCGCCTTTTTTTCCAGTTCCCGTTCCGAATTGATACGGTGAATTTGGCGCTTTTGCTGAACTCGTTTTTCCTTTTACACCCTTATCAACAAATTTCCAATAGTCTTCAGCAAAGAAATCAAACTCAATTGAATTTGCGTTTTGTTTAAATTCAAATTCTAACGAATCATATAATTTGCCAGACGCATTTTTTCCGTCTTTTTTTAAATTTGACTTTGCTTTTTCAATTACATAGTTTCCAAATTCTTCAAACGTTTTTTTGACTTCTTTTTGGTCCATCTTTTTAACAAACAATTACATTGTTAGCAATCGCCAAATCTAAAGTCGTTCTCCAGCCGTCAAGTTGATTTGAAAATTTTAAAAGCATCGGTTCGAATTGTGGATCGTTTGTCAATTCAATATCGAAATCGTTGTTTTGCAATTTCATTTTTGTAACTACATAATTCAAAATTGCGTGGCAAGTATTAAGATTGTCAAGTTCGTTGTCATTACCAAGAAACTTGTCTTGAACTTGAACTTTTGAAACGTTTCGAATGTCTAATATTGTAACCTCAAAACTAAACACAACCACACCAGGTTGAACGTTTGAAGAAACGACGTTTAAGTGCGCCAAAGGATATATATTTTTTTTATCAATATCAATCAAGTCTGGTGTTCCGTGTGTAATTGTATGGACCAAAGGATTTGATTCAAGCAATTGTTTTAAGTAAGCGACTACGTCGTAAAATTCTTTCATTTTTCAAAATTTGTTTTTACTCTTTTTTGTTCTTCAATTTCCGATTCTTTTAAATACAAAAGGAAGGCAAGCGCATTATGGATATTAATTGATTCTGCTCGTTCAATGTCAAAGATATTTCCTTTTGCAAGTCTGACAATTGAATGGTACCAACCCCAGACTTCTGAAAAAGATCCGCCACTTCCGAATTGTCCGTCGTCGTTAGAATCTTTGTTGAATAGTCGAGAATATTGTTCAATAATTCTATTTTTAAACTCCAAAAAAAAACCAGCGAACCGATTACGCAATCCATTTTTATATTTGCAAATTCTTCAGCGAATTTGTCGCCTTGAAATTTTTCAATTTCGTACATATTACCTAACGACTTTGTTATTGGTCTGTACATTGCCGACATCAACTTGGTCCAGTTGTCTTCGTTTCCAATTAACGTGTCAATATATGAAAACGTTCCGATTGATTCTTCGTCGAAGTTTGGCACAAATCCATATTTGACACCATTCAATTTGAATTGTCTGACAAGTGTCGGTTTCTGTTTTAATACTTCAGACAATTGCTGAATGATTTCTTCAAAGTCATACACTGGTATTTGCATAACTTGTTCAATGTTCAAATTGCAAAAGATTGAAACCATCTGAATCGCAACGAATGTTTCGTCATCTGGATTGTCTTGCAATGTTTTTGAAAACCTTAAATACTGATTCAAGGTAATTTCGCTTAATTGTGTTGGTATAGTGATTCTCATATTAATATAACAACAAAAACCAATATTGTTTTGAAATGTTTTGTTCTAAAATTTGAATTTAATCAATTCCTTATTTAGAATCATTCTAAATAAGCATATATCTTTATACTATTACTTATTATTTTACTGATTATTCGACCAAATCTTTAAAATAGTATAAAAAAAAGACGCAAACGTGTTAATAAAAGACGCAAATTGTTGAAAACAGACGCAAATAAAACGTCATCGTCTAATTGTTTTTATATTATTTATCTTTGTCAAACGTTGGTATTATTGACTTCTTTAAAATAAGTTAAATTCAATTAGACGCAAAGACGCAAAATTTCAACTTTTTCGTGAGGGCATCAAAAACTTTCTTATACTAAATGGTTAATAAGAGATTTCTGTCTTGCGTCATCGTCTTTGCGTCACGGACAAAAAAAAGCAACCGATTAAGGTTGCAATTTATTAAGTGATTTTGAAACGTCGATTGCTATTTTTAAAGTGCATCATTGCGAAATATCGCAAAGCGTCAATTGCGTGGTTGAAATCGTCAATCGGTTTGTTTAACTTTTTACCCGCTTTGTCGGTGTCCCAAGAATAGGACCGAAGTTCTTTTATAAGATTGACACTCGACTTTGTAACAAGAATGTCTTTGTCTTGCAATACGCTAATTCCGTACACAATGGAATCTTTTCCTTTTTCAACTGATTTGATATTGAAACCCGAACGACGAATTTCTTCAATCGATTTTGGTTCTGCTGAATCCGCCCAAATCGGAAGTCGCTTGTCTTGATTCATTAATCGAATGATGTCTGTATTGAGTAAACCAGTTGCATAGATTCGTTCGTCGCAAATGATTTTATCGTTCCATTGAAACACCGCAATCAAAGACGATGGATCGTTTGAGAAACCGAAGTCAAGACCGAACCCAAGTAAAGTTGCTTCAGTTGGAATGTTGTCAATGATTTGCCAATTATTAAAGATGACACCTTCAAGCGAACCAAGTTGTCCAAGTCCGTAAACTTTCCACCAGTTTTCCCAATACGATGACGTCTTTGCTTTTTCACGTGCCTTTTCAATTTCTTTGACAATTGCTTTGTCAAGTGCTTCATTGTCTTTGTAAGTCAACACAACGAAGTCTGTATCGATGTCGTTCATTAATTCAGTATGTACCCAAAATTCATTCGTTGGATTGTAGTCTAAATAAATAAATTTCTTTGTTCGGACCGACAATTGTTGATAGGATTCAAAGTCGATGTTGTTGCATTCGTTTACGAATAGAATGTCCCTTCTTGCACCTCGCAATTTGTCTGGCTGGTCCACACTAAAAAATTCAATGTAGGAACCATTCTTGAAACGATACTTTAAATCTGACTTATTGAATTGCGAATCTTTGTACAAATCGCAAAGAATCATAATCTTTTGAAAGTCTTTTATTGCACCACGTTTTAAATGCGGAATTGATTCCGACACGATTGAAATTTCAGACATTGGATTTTCAATCGCATAAGAAATCAACAAAGGTATAATCGAAAAAGTTTTCGAAGACGAAGTTCCGCCTTGAACGATTCGAATCCGTTTTCTTAATCTGGCAATTTTACTTTGTGCCGTCGTCGTTTGAAATGACATCGAGTTCTAATTGTTTAAAGATTGGTTTTTCAATATTGAAATTGACTTCAGATTCAACTTTTTTAGGAATGAAATATTGTGCGTACTTCGAAAACAAATCCAAATACCTTGCCGGATCCTTTTCAAGAACTTCAGCAAATGCTTGTTGTATGTTTGGAACTTGCGATTCAAGTGTCATAATAAACAATTCACGTGCTTCAATTGTCATTGCGTGTGTTACACCTTTTGGCTTGAAACCTTTGTGTCCTTTTTGAAATCCTTTTATACCTTTTCCGCTTTGAATTTCGTTTTCTTCTTCTTGCATAAAATAAATATAATTATATTATTTGGTTTGACGTACTCACATTTAAAATAAATCCAGATACTACCGAAAAACCGATAGCGATATTCACCAATATATTTTATGAATTTTGAAATAATTTATTCAAATCACGAATGATTGCTTTGTGAATGTTTGAACACGATTCGCAAACTTCGATTGTGATTCCGAAATATTCTTTGTACAATTCATTTAAAAACGGAACGTGATTTGTAATATCTGTAATACGATTTTCTAAAACACGATTTCCGCATTCAGATAAGAACACTTCAAATTGTGCTTTGTGTTCGTCTGTCATTGTTTTGTTTACTCGTTTGAATGGAAATATTCTATTCAACAAGAATTTTCTTTGTTCGCACCCTTCACAATCACCGATAACGGATTTGATTCCAGTTGCTTTTGTAAATTTTTCAATTACGTCGCCAAGTCCTTCAATTGGTTTTTTAACTTCGAATGTTTCTAAAGTTCCCTCAATCACATCGCCAGTTTCTTCAATTTGTTTCTTTGTAAGTGGTTTTTTTACTTCAAATGTTTCTAAATTTCCTTCGATTTTTTTTCTACGCTTTGCCATAATTTGTTTTTTATTTTTTTTGTTGTGTTGTGTATTGTTTGAATATGGATTCCAGTTTGACGTGAAAGTTCACGTTGTCCATATTCGGTTGTTAAATCAATTATTTGTTTTTCGTACCAGGATAATTTCTGACGTTCTTTTTCTAAAATTGAAAGAATTTCGTCTTTTTGTTTGTCGTAGTCTTCAGCAAATATTTCGATGTTTGAAAAGTCATCGATTAAAATGGTTTCTTTTTCTTTTTTGATTTCGTTATAAAACTGATTTCGCATAATGAAATAAATATAACATTCATTTATTTGGTCGATTGTTTTCCCCGAATTATAGATTCGAATATACATATCCTGGACCAAGTCTTTTGAACGTTCTGGATTCTTGCAAATTTTGTTTGCAAGTTTGATCCATTCGTTATGCCGTTTTGCTAATATATCGAGAATCATAAAATTGTTTTAATTTAAGTCGGTGCCATTTTGTTTTCTTGCCAGTGTTATGATTCAAGATTGTATCAATTGCATCGATTGCTTTGTATGAAATACCTTCTTCGGTTGCAACAAATTCAAGTTTAAGTCCTTCGATTTCAAAAATTTTTTGATTGACTGATCCGTCTTCGTTGATAATACTACTATTCATATAACAATAAAACTTTGAATTGTTCGTTTTCTAATTGTTTGATTCTATGCTTTTGAAGTTCAGATAGTTTCCCGCCTGGTCGTTTGACTTCAATGAAAATCGTTTCATTATTTTTAAGACACATCAAATCTGGAATTCCGTTTGTGTTTGTCTTAATAAGTTTGACGACAATCCAGCCGTCGTCTTTATACCTCTGAATTATTTTCTTCTGTATGTTTGATTCTAACATTTAAAATTTTGTTTGTGTAATGTTCCAAAATGAATTTGTTCACTTGTTGCCAATATACTCGTTTTTTGATTGAGCAATTTTTTAAAATTTCGTTGATGAAAATTTTGCAAGAAAAGAACGCAACGTCTTCGAGCATTTTATTTACGTCTTCGTTTGCGGTTTCAAATTTGAATTGATTGTAAATTTCAATCGCTTTGTTTTGTGGTGTCATAATATTTGATTTGATTAATTAAAAAAATTACCCCAATATAAAAGAACGATCCATATAAAACCAGCAATAAATGCGGTCCAAAAATTATGTTTTCCTTCTTTTGGTTTTCCGTGATAATTTGCATTTAATAATAATGATACAAAAATCATTAATAAAACAGTGAATTGTGGCGGTGTCATAATTTAATAATTTATGTTAAATTTTTCAAAAAGAAATTGTTGTAAAGTTGATAACGATTCAAATACATAAATCGGATCTTTTGCAGTTGCACCATTTGATAAATTAATAAGATTTTCATTTGTATAAACGATATATCCGTTTTTTGCTTTTTCGATTTTTAAATTGTAAAGTGTTGGTTCCATTTTTAATTGTTTTTGATTTATAATTTTTCTATTTCTTTTTTGACTTCGCGCCAATATTTATAAACGTTCGGTTTGATTCCGTAATCAACAAATGAATGTGATTGAATTACTTCTTCAATTAAAAACAATGCACAACGTTTTGCGTGAATTGTATTTGTAAAGAATCCCTCGTCGTCTTCTTCAGTTCTAATTGCGTGACAAAATTTGTCAAACAATTGCTTTGCTTTTTGTTTACAAGTCATCTGCTAATTCTTTTATTGCTTCATTAATACTTTGTTGTTGATACCCTAATTGAATAAGTAAACCAGTAAAAATGTCAAACATTTCTGTTATTTCATAATCATCGGTTTGAGTTTCTACCGTATAAGTAGTTCCGTAATGTTTAATTTCTATTTTCATAATTTTTCAATTTCTTTTATTTCATTTTTATAATCATTTAACTTTTTATAAATTAAGTATTCAATTTCATTATATTGTTCAAAAGTTAAATCTGTTTGATTTGAAACTTTAAAAAAAATATTAAAATATTCAGTTCCGTTTTCATTTGAAATTATGTGTTCGCTTATTTTCATAATTCTGTTTTAATAAAATGATTCAATGTATAATCTTTTTTTGCAATGACTTGTTTGTAAATCTGTCGTTCAATTCCTTTGTCTGAAAAGATCCAATAAATGTCATTTGTTTTTCGTTCCATTGTTGTAAGTCGGTCCCTACTTTGCCAATATGATAATGCACTAAAATCAATATTATAATAAATCAAAACGTCTGCGTTTTTTAAACTTATACCTTCACGACCAGACACAATTTGTAAACCTATAGATTTATTTGTTTCATTAAATTCATTCAAGTCAGTTGTCAAGGAATCGTTGAAGACTGATTTCAAAGCGTTCAATTCTTGTTGAAACTTATAAAATATTGCAATCTTTTTTCCTTTGAACGTTTCTTTTATGAATTGTGCCTTTGAATCGTCAATGACTTTTGCGTTTCCAGATTCAAAGATAATTGTTCCAGACGACAATTGATGAATTTTTTGCATTAACTTTACTTTTGTGTCTGCAACAATTTCTTCGTCTTTACCAATTACAATCAAATCACGTTTTAACTTATTAATTATATTGTATGTACTATCTTTTAAGGTACAAATAAGAACGTTTTCATTAACTTTGGTTGAAAAACCAGCATCATTTTGTGTAAATTTAATAAAATATTTTGATACACAAGCATTTATGTCAGAAAATTTTGCATCTGAATAATCTTTGACTATGTAACCGAAGTTTTTTTCTTTGACATTTACGAAATCTTTCGCCCAAGAATAGAAGTTTTTATATTGTGCAAATGGTGATTTGTCAGAAACCCAAAATTGATGAAACAATTGCGAATAAGATTCTGGCGAAGGTGTTCCAGACAAAAAAATAATTGGCAAATGTGAAAAATTTTTCTTAATAAATTTAGCGGACAAATTCGGTTTTGGAAATGTTCCGTTCCTATGATGTTCGTCAGATATAATCAAATCGAATTTGCCGTCGATTTTATGCAACGATTCATTGTTTATGACAACAAGTTCGTAATTGTAATTTAATGCTCTGAAATCGTCTAAAATTGATTGAATTGCCTTTTTCTTTGTTATAAACAAAACACGCTTGTAATCTTTTGCAATTGTCAAAGCGGTTGCGGTTTTTCCAGTTCGAACTTCCATCGCCAGGTAAACGATTCCGAATTGCTTCAGAATCGATTTTCCTTTGATGACGATTTCGTTTTGATAATCACGCAAAATCATTTGTTAAATTTTGATTTTAAAATATTATAGTAAACTTTGTTTACAGATTCTTTGTTGTTTCCTCGATTGTAATTGAATAGCATTATTCGTTTAATTCTTTGTAGTGGTGTCATATCTTATTTGTTAAATTATTTATAAAAAATCAATACTTCTTATTTTTGCACGTGTGAAATCATCTTTGAAAATATCGATTGCATTTTTGATGTCAGTTGCTTGAATTGTGATTTCATAATCTTGACATTCGTCATTTTTTTCAACCCAGTAATAAAATTTAAATTGTTTCATTTGTTTTGTGTTTTGATTAGTTTCTAAAATTTCATCTAAATATGTCATAATTAAAATAAACTTTGTTGTGTTAAATATGGTTTTAATCTTTTATTTGCCAAATCAACATATTCTTGTGAAATTTCACTTCCGATGAATTTTCTTTTTTCTTCAATAGACGCAACGGCAGTTGTTCCAGTTCCCATATATGGATCGTACCAAATATCGTTTTGTTTACCAAAATTTATCATAAAATAACGTGGAATATCTAAAGGCATAATCGCTTTATGCACAGATGCAAACGGATTTGAATGTGAATTTAATATTTTAAAAACATTTGATTGTGTACCACGTTTAAAATTCGCATCGTTAAAATATCTTTTATTTGGTTCGTTATTTGAAAAAACAATAATATATTCAAAACCACTATTTAAAACGTTTTCACTGATTGCAGGTTCGCCAAATCCTTTGTGCCAAATAATCATTTCTTTTATATTTTCAGCAAAATGACCGATTAATTTATGTAAAGCAATTTTATTTCCAGATAACATTTGAATATTGTAAAAAATATGATTTTTTGTTACTCTCAATAATTCAGTAATTAATTCTTTTTGTTGGTCGAAATATTGTTCTTGACTAAAACCATCTTTAAAATCTTTATATTTTGCAATTCTTTCAGTTTTTAC